CTATGGCAGGCCACATTTTAGGCACCCCCGGTCTTGGAATTGCCCCTATAAAACCTCTTGCCATGTCATCCTCCAGTAGTTCGCTTCACTCCATCGCTTAACTTCCTTGCCCTCAATCGCATTGCCTTCAAGATGCTCATGGCATGCACGGCATAATGCAAGCCAGTTCCATCGCTTCATTCGTTGCGTTGGGTCAGTACTGATTGAAATGATGTGGTGCATGTCTTGTGATGGCAGTGCGTCTAGTACTCCATACAGCATCACGCAACGTTCACACAATGGATGCTCTTGTCGGTATCGCTCGCTTGCACATCGATGATCCCATCCATGTCCTTCTGATGTGGACGAACGACGCTGCTGAGATGGCTTGCTGCATCTGTCGCATCTATCTTTTACTATCGCACCGCATCTGCATAGCTTCATTGGTTACCCTATCGATGCTGCGTTCTGAACGGAAAGAACACCGCGAGCAATAACACTGTTTCCTGTTGTTATGTCACGCAACGACCAGTTGTATTGGCCGAGCGAACTAGTGACCGTCGATGTTATCGGTATCGTTGCTGTCTGCGATGACTTGGTAATTGATGCGTTCGCTACTGTGTAGACATCGTTACCTCGACTATCCTCAACGACAAACTCCAGAGTCATTGAAGTGAGCGTGAAGTCTGTCGCAATGCTGACGCTTCTTGATTCGTCAAGGTAGAACGTGAGCGTTGTTCCATTAACACGCTCTGGCGTCGATGCTGAAACAGGATAAACGTTTAGTCCGATTGAACCAACTGTATCCCTGATCGTATCCAAGATACCAACGCTCGGATCTGTTGGAGTTGTTCCGCTTGTTGGAACTCCAAGGATGGATCTGATAGCGGTGCGTTCATCAGAAGTCCAATCAGTTCCACCGCCGCCGCCACCTCCGGCTGGTGCCATAGACAAAGCAATCGTGTCGAATCGGAATTGACCAGAACCGTCTGACTCGATCATTGAATCAAGGCGAGACAATGCCTGCGTTGCCGCAACTGCGTTGGCAACTTCAGTTGCTGCATCCGCTGCTAGTGCATTAGAATCGATCGCTCCAGCGGCAAAATCTGCTGCCGTTATTACACCAGGTTGGAACTCGTGGACATCCGCCGCAATATGATTCGATCCAGTTACCGCCACGGTTCGTTGGTTGACGTTTGCGGCAACCAAAACCGATCCAATGTCTGCCGGAATCAGATCCGTCTTCGCCTTGATTGCGGCGACTTCGGTATCGACGTATCCAGCAAGCGTGTCGACGCTGGTTTGTGTTGCCAGATTCGTGATCACAAGAGTATTGCCAAAAGTGTCGCTGTTCACGGTTACTGCTCCAGTCCCAGCAGTAATCGCAAGACTGGAGAAGTTCGACGGAAACGCTTGCGTGAGTGAGTAACCAGTCTTATCGCTCACGGTTCCTGCGGTGACAGACCCGCCAGCAGTGATAGCCATCGACGCGAAGTTAGTCGGAAACGCTTGAGACAGTGAGTAACCAGTCTTATCAGACACAGTCCCAGCAGTAACTGCTCCACCTGCGGTGATTGCGAGACTGGAGAAGTTGGTAGGCAGCGTAAACGTTGCCATGCGAGAAGTGATCGCTGCATCGAGTCGTGAAATACCAAAGGCTGTCGCGTCGGTTGGATCTGCTGCGGTGAAAACTACTGTTTTCTCGACTGGGATCGCGTTTGTCGCTGTAAACAAGTACGAGCCATTGTTCGCATTCGTATCGGCCTGCGAAAGATTGAAGCGGTACTGGCCGTTTCCAAGCTCGGTGGTCGTTCCGGTTGCTGATGCTTGTGCGTTACCATCCAAAGCACGGTATGCCGTGACGGTCGCACCCGTCAACGCAGCTCCGCTCGTGGCGTTGACAAGACCAAAGTAGATGTACTGTGTAGCGGTGTTTTTTCTATACATGTGCTAGTAGACTCCGCTTCCGATGTGTTGCTGTCGTCGTGCCCACGCCGCTTTGAATGCTGCTGCGGTTGTTTTTCTGCGGTGCTTGATTCGTTCTGGTGCTAGCCCAACGCCACGCCCGCCAATGTAGAGAAGTTGGATTTCGGATGGTGTTAGGGCGCGGTTGTATGTGCGAACGTCGTCGATTTGGCCGAGAAACCAAAACGATCCCGAATACCCAGCACCTAGAGTATTTACTGTGAACGTCGAATCTGAAATGTTGATCGGAGATTGCGCAATTGAATTGACGCTCAAGTTGATCGATGACAATCCAGACGAAGATGTTTTGCCAGTTAAAACATAGTGCGACCAACCAACAAAACTCGTAACGCTTGAAAATTCAACGGTGCCTATAGGAAAAGCAATGCGTAGGTAGTTTGCGCTGCGAAACCAGATGTAAGAGTTCGTTGTGTTTCGGTTACCAATCGGCATCGTTGCCGAAGACGCGCCAGTTTGCGACGCCCAAAAGCTGATCGTAAAATCGCGACTATCCAACAACACTGATGAACCCAAATTAACCTGATCATTGACCCCATCGAAATCCAACGCACCTTTGCCACCTGAGGCAACCCAATCCGTGCCTGGTTCCATGTTAACGAGGCTTCCATTGTTGCCATAGCCACTCAGATCAGGCAACGTGAAACCACTGCCGCACCGTTGTACCGATGGGCACCATGCACCGACCAAGCCTTGTCGTAGCGAAGCGTAACGACTAATCATTAGGTTACCGTCTCGTAGTACGGTTGAACTCGGATTTGATGATTTCCAGCGGTGCTGTTAAGGTTCACAGCCGTGTTATGCGTTACAAAGAAAACCACCTTGACTGGCATTACGCCACGAAATACAGACGTAAGCGACACAGGTCCAAAATGATATGTGCGGTCGCTTGTTGCATCAGTAGCCATTTCGGCTACGAAAAAGCAAATAGACGCCTTGTGATTGGCACTGGTTATAGTTTCAGCTGAGTCAGTTCCATCGAACACATCAGGCCAGTTTGTTCCGTCCCAAGAGCCTACAGCCCACACTTGGATTGAGCGTGCCGTTGTCGGACTCGTTCCCGTCGTGATCTTTCCGCTGACCAAATAATCCAAGTACAAATTCGACGAGTTGTCGAGTGCGCTTGACTCGCGGCCAGTGAGCAAGTTCGTGTCCGTTGCCAGTGAAGCAAGCGTAATTGTGATGTCTGACGCTGCTGGATAGTTTGCCTTAACGTCGGCCATTTAGCTTTGCCTCCGAGCCAGTGTGATGTATCCAATGCCAACGTCGCCAAGTCCAGCGTGATCGACCCATCGAACATCGTGGTCGGCGAGTTGGTCGAGCGATGTTGCTTGTGCTTGTGTCATGATACTACTTGCGATCAATCCACTAACCATCGCATGCGTTGAAGCGAGATCCATATCGAGCGACTGGATCTTGCCAGCCTGATCGTCAATCCATGCAAGCACTGAAATGCACAAGCCACGGACTGCGACAGGAATCGTCGAATCGCAGGAATAGATCTTGATCGTTGCGTAGTAACCATTCTCTATTGCGTGCTGCTTGACCAGCCATGTCGGCACGAGCTGCCGCACGCTGACAGTCTTAGCATTCACCGCGTCGGCGATTTGCTGGTCGGTCATGCCTGCATATTCAGGCTTCGCAATTTCTTTAGCCAGGACACCTAGATCCATTAGTCCATTTCTCCAAGACGAAGCTTGATGCTTGCAAGTTCACGCCACAGTTGCTCGCGATCCGCTTCGCATTCCTCGCAGCGTTTCTTGAGGTCGTCGTATCCTTTTTGGAACAACGCAAACAGGAACGCGACGCATCCGGCCAAGCTGGTAACGACAGCTCCACCAAAAATGACCAACAACGATTCTTGGCTCACTTCGCACCTTCCTTTGCCTTGCGGAACTTTTCGCTTGTCATGTATCCGATCACTTCAAATCGCTCACCGTCTCCATCGTGAATCTCGTACCACGGAGTCAGCTTGCTCGTGTTCTCGTCGGTGACTCGGTCGATGCTCCAACCAACTGCTTCCCATCGAGGACGTTCTACAGCCCACCAGGAATCGCATGGCGGGCAATTGTCTCGGCTGTGCATGATGATGCTCGGTTTTTGGATGGTTTCGACGCTGGCAACTTCAGCGATTAAGTCCGACGATGGAGGAACGTTGTGCGATTCCGATTCCTTCTTGGCTGGACCGGAAAACAAAATGCAGATGGCAAATAGGATTCCTGCAAGCATCACGACCTGGCTCTCTTTCATGACAAGAGTGATTCCTTGGTGAAATCTACTGGCAGCGGTCGAGGACTTGGCGTCTTCATTTCCGATCTGCCGTAGAACGATGACCACTGATGCCGAATCATTGAATCGATTGCACGAGGATCGACGTAAGCAAAGCCACCGACTCCCCAGCGGGTTCCCCAACTGTTCTTTAAGAGTCCCCACCAACCCGCGTTGCTTTTCTGCTTGATGTCGTCCTCGTGGACATAGCCAGCGAACACTACCGAGTGACCGCCACCACTACGGCCAGAGAACGAGCGAATGCATCCGTTGGAATCTGGAGTCATCTCGTTGCCCCACATGATTCCGATCTGAACGATTCCGATACCGGAGCCAATAAACTGCTTCAGGTGATCCGCCGATGTGATTTCGGTGTGCGATTCCAGGCGGTAGAACTGTGCCTCGTCACGCATTGGCTGTGTGATGTACGACCAGCCTGGATAGCCTTGCGGATACGGTGCTGTCGCTTCGGTGCAGATTCCGTCGAGAGCTGCCTTGCTGCCACCTTCCAGCGTGCTTCCGGAGTCGCCCTTGATGTTGCTCATTTGCTGAGAGCGTATGTAGGCGTACATCCTTGAAAATTGTTTGACGAGTCCATTCGTTGCGACTGGATAGCAATACTCAAGGCACTCAGTAAGTGCGTTTCCTTGACAACTGCCAATCGACTTTTGGTCCTCGACCTTAAGCCAGTCCTGTGACCACAGTGCCGACTTGCGAGGATCAACGCGATCTGGCAGATCGCCTTGAAACAGCAGCTCCGCTGGCGTCGATGTCGCTCGGAGTCGATCGCGGTTCTCGAACTCGATGGCGTATCCACCGACGTGATAGGCAACAGGATCTACCATGACTTTGCGATCCTCCGCAGCAATGCCGCAACGTCGGCTTCCTTGCCGACGAAGGATTCCGGCAGCTCTCGCTCGCACATGGCGTCAAATGGTGCCTGTGCCTCTTTCCGTGCGGCTTCGATTTTCGGTTTCACAAAATCTAGGAGCTGGCGATCAGTTTGAAGCCGTTTATTTTGGACTTCGGTTGCCGCTTCGCTGAAAGTCGCTCCGTAGCTCTTTCGCATCTCAGAGAACACCTGAGACGTTGTTTTCTCTACACTCGCTGGCGTCGGCGAATCGTCGGGCTTCTTGACCCAGAGCATGTAGCCGAGTCCAGCCACAATGAGCCAAGGTAGGTACTTGTTAATATCTCCCGACGTTTTCTCAGTCATCGCGATCGTCTCCCCAGTCGACTGGTTCAAGTGACGATGCAACGACCGATGGTTCCTCGACGTTGTTTTCCTTCCACCACTTCCACAGCAGCATCGCAATCTGGAGCAGCAGCAGAATCGTTGCCGGATCGAGGCCACGAACGCGGCAGTCGGCATCAAAAATGAGTTTCGCTTCGTCGCCATTGCCGCGAGACGCGATCCATGCATCTCTGGCAATGTGACGAGCGAGAAGACGCTGCCGGAGCTTAAGCACTTGGCACATCCTTTGGCGATGTACCACGAAGAGAATCTCCGACGATCCAAGCACCAATGAGCATGATCAGATTGGTCAATTGGTCTTCTGGAATCGGCAGCTTGTCCTTGAGAACGACGGCTGCAACGCCTGCAACGGCGGCCCAGAAACGCTTGGATTTGACGAGGTCAGATAGCACGGATCACCCCCTCTCTTTGGCTGGAGTTCGGTCAGTCACCGTAGGTGATGCTACCGACAGAGCCTTTGAGATCCGAGGTGCGAAACTAAAGGCGTTCCGCCTAATTCCGCACAAAGGCACCAAACGCCTTTATTTTCCATTTGGTGACTGTTGCCACTCAATCACCTGTGTCAAAGTCCAGTACGGACGACGACCCATCATCTTACGAGGTACAGGAAACTCGCCTCGCTTCACCCAGTTGGTGATCGTCTTAGTTGTCACGCCGAGTTTTGAGGCGATTACTTTTGACCCCACGAACGTTTCCAGATGGTTTGATTGTTCGTTGTTCACGCTTCGACTCCTTGGCAAGTTTCTCGGCTCGTTCCTGTTCCTGTTTCGCTAGCCGTGCAGCGAGAACCATCAACTGCATTTTGCTAGACTGTTCGATCGTTCCTGGCACTTGCTCGTCGTTCGGATGATGCAGATCCTCGCCAGCATCAAGCCTCGCCACCATGACCTCAATTTTCTCAGCGGTCCCAGGCTTGGCCGCAGTAGCCACCTTCGCAGGCAAGCTGACCCAGTCATCGTCGTAGCCTTTGTTAGCAATTTCCTCAAACACGTTCTTGTGCCTGAATGTCTTCATTCGTCAATTCCTTGATCCTGATTTGAAGGTGCGGTTGCTCGTCTCCAGCGGCAATAAATTTGGAGCAGACGTTCTGAACAATCTGCGAGTCGTCTCGAAACACCAGCTTGTTGAGTGCATCGAAAACTAGCTTTTCAATGTTGTCGTTGTCGGGCTTCGATGCCTTCCATGCTCGCGGCATTGGTCGCTTTTTCCAGACCATTGATTGTGGTCTTGGAAAGATTGCCAGAATCTCAATAGCGATCGGATAGGCCGATGTTGCACCAATCCATTTGCTCGACGCAATCACTCGGATCGCAGCCTTGCAAACGTTTGCTGGCGAGTCCGCTGGCGTATAGTTCTTTGCGACAGTTCGGCCACCAATGTTCATGACTCGGTGTCGCTGTCGTGGCTGTCCGAATGGTACTGTCGGAACGATGAAAGTAATGTCTCTCACTCTTCAAACGCCTCCATGCCGATAACCTCACCACCTTGACCGTCAAACACCAATACCGCGAACGATGCATCTGGATCTTGGTGCCTGAGCGACTGCACGCAAAAAGCTTCCAGCTTGTGCCACGCTTCTTCAGCCTCATCGTCTTCGAACTGGTAGTCGCGTTGCAACATCCAGCAGAAGAATCCTTTGGGTGTGAATTGGTAGGACTCGTCGTCGTTGCTCACTCCGTCACCTCCACGCCAACCGGTAAACCTGTAACGTCTTGAAAACCTTGCTCGCTCATTTCTTATTCCTTTCTTCCAACATTGCGTCTGCTTGCTGATACGACCATGTTGCCAACTCACTCTCGCCGTAGTTGAGATGGACATCCTCAAGCGACAACATCGCTGCCATCGCCTTTGCAGCAAAGTAATCACGGAGCGACATGCCAAAATGCTGATCGCAAGGGTTTCCAGTTGTGCGACTCGACTCAACTTGCGGAAATGCTGGTCCGCCATCATCTTGCTCGCTCATTTCTCTCCTCCTTCAATAGTGATAAACTCAGTTTTTCAGCATTAGCGACCGGAACATTATGCACGGCTTACCTGATGTTTTTGCGGTATTATCCCCGGCTCAGCCAGTGAGAATCTATAGTTCGTCGTACCTATTTGCCACGTTCAATTAGCAAATACTCCTGGCCTGCAACCTGCCTCGCCTCTGGGCGAAAGCAGTTAATCAACGAGTATCCGTACATTGGACCGGGCGCGTAGTTCGTCCGATACCTGCACAGCACCACAGAAGATGCTGGCCATTTCTGCGCCGTCTCCCATGTGTACCAATACCGATATGCGAACAACTCTTGCGCGTCGGTCGCCTCCTCGTGCTTGCGATCACCACCGCTACCCATAACCAACCCCTCCAAAGGACGACGAACAAAGTCATGCATCGAAGCCCCCGACGCACGTTTACTGGTTTAGTCAATGGTCACCATCGGGGGCTCGATGATGACAGTTGTTCGTCTCACTCGTCGTCTTCGTCATTCAGCATTTCTGCCGAACCACCAAGCGTTTGCGTACTTCTCGCCTTATATCCTCTCATGCCAGCCATGCTCGGCTTCCTGTGCTCGACTGGATTGTCATGGTTGATTCGCTTTCGTAAACACGCCAAGCAAAACCTCCCATCTCTAGTAACCGACTGCTTGCCGAGACAATCCACGCAAACTCCGTCCGCTCTTGCATCCGGTAATCCAGACGAACAATCGGATGAACCCAAGTGCTCATTGTCATCTTTACTCATGTTTCCCTCTTTCCTTTCGGCTCGGTGATGCAAGCGTTAGCCCAGTTTGCTCTTGAACCTCTCGCATCGCTACTCTGACTGAGTCCTCCGGTCTTGTGCCGATCAAATGATTCATCGGCCATCCAGTGCGAAACCGGTAAAGATACCTTCCATCCATCTTGGCAGAATGTATTTGCATCTCACCAAACAAGAAATCCAGCATATCCGCGGCTTCCTGCATCAATCGATCTTTACTGGAATGCACTAGCACTTTAGCTAGTTCGCTGTTTTTATAAATATCGCGATGCTTGTTGTCGGCCCACCACTGCATCGCCTCAATCTGTTGCCACGATTCAAACTCAATGAAGTAGGATTTATCGTCTTTGTCTTGAACTCTCCAGACTGGCTTACCTGCTCCTTGTGTTCGAAGCCGCATAACAATGGACTCCACCGAAACCTCATTCGTCTCGCTCATTCTCGTTACCTCTTTCCTTTCGGCTCGGTGAATCCGAGCGTTCGTCTTCCTATCCACCGTACCTACGCCAAACACCGTCCTCGTCCAGTTGCGCCCAACTGCCGTGCCCGAAATCTGGTCCGCCGTCAAACTCCCTACCGTCTGATCGCTTAGGCGGCATTGTTGAAGGACGCTTTCCGCGACCGTTGTACGTCGTCCTGTTCTCCGTCGCGTCCTTGTGAAGCTTCCCTGATCCGCCACACATTGGGCAATCATACGTGCCTTGATCGAACCCCATTTTGACAATCGGGTGATCGGGTCCGTAGGTTACTTTACCCCTGCCGTCGCATTCGCTGCATTTCACCTCGATGATTGACGGCTTTTGCCTTTGCACTGTGCAACCAATAAACAGGGCCGCGAACAAAGCAACGCAGACTGCGTATTGTTTCCTTGTCATAATCACTTCCTTAAAGACGAACAAAAAAAATGCACCGGAGTTGCCGTCCGGCTGTTGCCTTAACAATACTCACCAGCGGCAACCCGGTGATTTTGTGCGTTCGTCGGACTTAAATCTGTCCCTGTGGGCCTGGACGCAATGAATCATCACTGTAGTGTGTTTGCTCCAAAAATCCCTTTTGTGCCAATCGCTTCTTTTGCTTGTCTGATGCCCTCGATGCAAAATCTGAAATCAGAAAACCGCAGGCAGCAGACATTCCCATGAGCATGTCCGCAGAATCGCTGTTGGCTCGCTTCCATTTCGCTTCGAAATACTGCTGCTTATCTCGAAGAATGTCGATGATCTCGTCGTATGTAAAAGCCGACGAACAATCGAATGCATCGAAGTCCTCGGCTGTGCGGTTTGGTTTAGTCATAGTCTTCCTCTCGGACTCGATGATTCGTAGCGTTATGCGGGCCTGAAAATTCCCCATCGGTAAAACCGATCAAAAAATTCTTCCAGAACGTCATTTCGTTACCGAGCGGGTCACAGCGTGAAACGCACTCGGCCAGAGGCGAATGCCGCATCCAAAATCTGATTCCACTCTCGGATCGCGTCGAGCTCCGTCATCTCGTTGAGGTCGACCGACTCTTGCAGCTTCATCCATCGAGGCCATAGCTCATGAGCACGCACCGCATCCATCACTCTCGGCGTCTCCAGCCTAGCTATAGCCGCTTCCTTGTTCGCTGCGGTTGCTCGCTTCGATGCGTCCGTGGCTCGCAGGTGCATTGCATTGCTCACCAAGCACTGCGGAATCAGCTCACGCTCGTAAGCCTTAGGTGCCTGCACCGTGCCGATGAACCAGAGATCGATCACCCGCTGCACCTCGTCGCGGTCGACTCTCGTCAACGCCTTAGCCCACAGGTCGAGCGTTCGTTCTGGCTGTGGCGACTTCGTCAGCATCCAATCCGCAACATCCGGCAACGCTGGGAACACGTCGTCCTTGATGCACCGCTTCGCTTCGTCGATCGTCATGCTCATTTGCAGAACTCCTTGATGGCCTCAGATTTCGATTTTGACGCACTCCGAGCGGTTGACCCGACGGAACGTGCCTGGAAGTCGTTTGAGCTGTCCAAAAG